TTCCTTCAATTCTGTGGAAGGTATTTGTGTAAACACAGTATCATATCTCGCACCAACGTAGTGCTCTGATAATTCCATTGTGTAATGTACTACACTCAAACCTTTCCGAACAGCTTCTGCACCGATAGCGGTGAGAATCCATGTTTTTCCTACACCCGAAGGTGCTACAACTACTCCAAGTTCACCAGGTCCTAATCCACCATCCATCAGTGCATTAATTGGCTCCCATTTAGTTGGAACAGTTGTTCTATTTAGTTCTTCGGCTCTTAAATCAAAGTCCTCTATATAATCCATACCTAAGTTGGTTTCATTACCAACCTTCATAGCCGAATCTACTAAATCTTTTATTCTATCATACGAACCAGCTTGTAATAAATCTACTGATTGTAAGATTACTCCTTTTAAATTTTGATTAATACAGAAATTCTTAAACTCATCCTTTATATAATCTAAATCTACATTACCAACATTAGTAAAAACGTGTCTTAGTTGTTCAACAACAGTTTTCTTTAAAACTTCGTTATCTACTTTTGATAATTGTGATTTGAATACATCGAGTGTAGGAGGTTTTTTATATTCTGAATGATACTGAAGTATTTCTGAAACAATCCACTTGTTTGCATCGTTCTCAAAGAACTTTTGAGTGGTTATTTCTGAAATAGTATCTAAGAACTTACCATCAACCAAAAGTGATGATACAACCTTCGATTGAAATGATTGTCCATATTTTGATAATGTATCTACTTTTTGTTCTTGCATTGACTCTTTTTTAAAACTTATACAAATATACGAAATTTATTTTTAATATCCAAATTAATCAGTAATTAAATTTCCAAATGTTATTTTTAACCAATCATTTATATCACCAAAACTACCCAATGATTTATATTTTAGTAATATTTTCATAAAATCCATTTTATTTAATGATTTGATTGGTTCGTTAAACCTATCTAAAGTTTTCATTTTAATTTGGCCTGAAATATCAACATCATCTAATTGCATTAAATCTTCATTAAGTAAGATTTGTCTTTTAGATTTAAGTATATCTTTGTATATTTTTATTTTTCCTTTTGTTTCCTCTACTTTTACTTCAGCAAGTTCTAATAAATCATCTACTGATAATTTTTTTTCTTCAGTAATTTCAGGAAATCTTTTTACTAGGGTTTTAATACCACACCCATATACACCAGGTATGTTATCTGATTTATCCCCATCTAATACTCTGTATAATAAAAGATTTTTTGATTCTATTCCATATTCCTCTTTTACTAGTTTCGTATTGTACATTTTCTTTTTGGTAGGTGACCAAACGATAGTTTTGTTATTAACCAATTGAAGGAAATCCTTATCAGTTGACATAATCACCGCTTGTTCATCTTTTTTTAGAATATTTGTGGTTATATAAGCCATGATATCATCGGCTTCAACACCATCGTATATCATACTTGTAAGAGGTAACCCATCTAACATTTCATTTAACCAAACGAATTGTCTTTTCATAGATTCTCTTTCATCCTCATCGTTCATTAAATCAGCATATGCTCGATTTACTCTGAGTTTGTTTTTATCTCTCTGTGCTTTATAACCACTAAATACTTTTTTTCTTCTCTTTGAACCTCCCTGTCCATCAAACACTACAACAACACGAGATGGTTGAGTTTGCCTAATTGCATAACCAATAGATTTTAGGGCTCCTGTTACACCACCGATATGTTCTCCATCCTCATTCATAGTGGGGATAGATGACCAACATCTGATAAATGTATTTAACCCATCAATAATTAATACACGAGAATTCTTGTGTCTATTGATATTATTTTCTCTATCGGTTTCAACCGAATCTAAAATGTTCTTGTAAAGTTTTTTCATTATAATACAGTTTTTCCGTCAAAGTAAGTTTGTAATGCTCCTATTCTATCATCTGCATCTACTAATTTAATCAGAGCTTCCTCTGCATTTTTGTAGAAATCTTCAGTAGAATGGTCACCTATACCAACTGCCTTATTACCTAGAAGTTCTAATGAAAGTAGAGCTTTAGCTTTATCAGCTAGAGCACTACTCATTAACATTTCATATAATTTACTATCCATAATTTTACTCGTTTATACCAGCACCTTTCGTATCTATTTCCATAGCATCGATATCTAAAGTATCAGATTTATATTGTAAGATTGTTTCTTCACATATCTTTTTATAAATTTGTTCTCTGAGTTCAGTATTCTCATCCATCAAAGGAATAAAATCTTTTGATTGAAATTTGAATTCTTCACCAGTTTCAGTATCAACATATGCATACCATGCACCAGCTTGTTTTACTAGTTTGTTTTCTTTCATAACAGATAACCATGAACCATAGTTATCAATCCCTCTGTCAAAGTAGATTTCAAAATCAGCCGCCCTTAAAGGTGGGCCCATTCTGTTTTTTACTACTTGACAACGTACTTTCATACCCACTGTCTTATCCTTAGCATTTACCTTCATCTTGATTTGTCCCATATTCTTTAACCTTAATCTTACAGATGCGTGAAAAGCAAGAGCTTTACCACCACTTGTAGTCCAAGGGTCTCCGAACATAGCATTCATCTTCTGTCTTAATTGGTTAGTGAATACCAATGAGATTTTTTGTCTACCAATCATATTGGTAATCTTTCTCATCGCCTTAGAGATAATAATAGCTTTATCAGTAGCATATCCATCTTTCTTATAATCGGATGCTAATTCATTAGTTGTAGAAGCAGCCGCAACTGAATCTACTACTATTGTTACTATTTTATCTTTGGAAGTTTCTCTAACTTTCTCAATGATAGTTTCTGTGAAATCAAAGATTTGTTCAACCGAATCTGCGGTTACATAAAGAAGTTTAGAGACGTCAACACCGATTGCCTCTAAAAATTCTCTACTTACTGCGGTTTCTGTATCAATAAGAACAGCAACACCACCTTGTTTCTGTGTTTCCGCAAGGAGGTGTGCTGATACTAATGATTTTCCTGATTGTTCTAATCCTGTGATTTCAGTTATTCTACCAACAGGTAAACCACCATAAGGACGATTGGAGACAGCCACATCCAACATTGCACATCCAGTCGATATCCAACCATCTACATTTGTAGGTGCTTCATCATCGTTAAGAAAAAATGCTACTTTGGAATCTTTCGATTGTTTGTTAAGTTCACCCGCCAGAATATCTGCCAAGTCAAGCTCTTTTACTGCTTTCTTTTTCGCCATTAAATTGGTTTTTAGTTGTTAAATAAGTCATCAAATGCAGCTGCTACATCATCTGTTTTCTTTGTAGATTCTGTTGCAGTTGGTTGAGCAACCTGTGTCGATTGTACTGGTTTACTTTGTGATAAAGTAGACTGAGATACAGTTTCTTTTTCACCTTCTCCACTTGGATTTAACCAACCTTCTAATACTGATTTTAATTCATCATAAGATAATTCAGAATATAAATCTGTAATTTCAGTTTGTGATTCCAAGAATTGAGTTACTTTCGCTTCATCTTCAGTAAGATTCGATGCATTTGGTTTAACTCTAATAGTAGTAGTTGGATAAGTAGTTCCAGCTTCTTCTGCTGATTTATACTCGATTGTTAAATCTCTACCACTTGTTGGGTCTGTAATATCTCCATAGTCTGGGTCAGCAATGTAACCTAAGATTTCTTGATATACAGTTTTACCGAATCCCCAAAATCTAACTCCTTCACCTTCTTCTCCTCTTACTATAACAGGAACAAAAGTTCTCAACTTAGGCTCCATAGCCTTCGCTGCTTTCCAATCTTCTTTATCTCCCATTCTTTTTAGTTTATCCGCAAACTCTACAATAGGGTCTGGTCTACCAAATGATTGTGGTGATAAATAAGTTTTGTTGTTAATGTTGTAGTGAAAGTACAATTCGATGAATGGATTATCTTTTTCGAATTGGTAAGGAACGATTCTCACTTGGTGTTTACCAGGTGTTGGTTTCCATAATGAGTCTGATTTCCTTTGTGTGTTTTGTAGTTTGTTCAGTCTACCTCTGATTGCGTTAATGTCTAAAGCCATGATTTTTACCTTTTAGTGTTAATTATTAATTGTTTAAGTTTAAAGTTTTGAGTGCTAAACTAGTAACACTCGGTGTATATATAAATATAAAGAAATCACGAAAACCACCGAATTTTTATGATTACTTATTAACATTTTACTTAGCCCATTTCCCACTTGAAACGAGTTGAGCAATAATTCCATAAACTGATAAATCTTGGAATGTATCTTCACATGATTCACCTATATTATCTTGTTTACCCAATACAACTAATTGCTTTAACCTTTGAATTTTATCGTTCATTCTAAACCAAAGACCTGTAAGAGAAACTTTCTTATCAGCTTCTGTTTCTAAATTAGAACCAACCGATATATTATCTGGTCCATAGTTTGATTGTTTTAAACAAAACAATTCATATTGAGTAAACATTATTCTTTTGAATTCTGCTGTCATCTCAGGCCATTGTTTTTCCATCTCCTCAACCACTTTTGGGTTATCGTACTGTAAAACCTCATCATACTGTGGTTCTACTTTTATTGGATTGAATTTGTGTTTTTTACTACTAGTACTTAGTATTTTGTTTCCTGCCATTTATTTAAATTTTAATTTTGTTATACAAATATACGAAATTTATTTGAATTATCCAAATAATTTCCAATTTTTTTCTTCATTATATGCCTGAACCTCATATGGATGATTACCATAGTGGTATCCCATATCATAATATCTCTTAAACCAAGATGGAGATTGTAGGTAATGTTGGTACTCATGAACTAAAGTTTGAATGATGTGTTCTCTACTTTCCATATTAGGGTAGTAGATAACAATACTATTATCAGTTCTATCGAACTCAGCATGACACCCATCTTCTTCACCTTGAGATTCCGATTCACCACTATATCTAGCATAGATGTTGTAATGAGTTTCTACATAAGGAGTACATTCTGGTATAAATTTAGAGTAACCATAATGTTTTTCTATCTTCGGATAAACTTCGTTGATTATTTTTTGGACTTGTTGTTCGGTCATATCTTTCTTATTTACTATGTAAATATACGAAAAATATTTGAACTATCCAAGCAAAAAGTGAATTATTTTTTGTTAAATTCTATTACCTCGAAGATTCGTGTAGAAATTTTCTTAGTTCCTTCTACATTGGTAACGATAATTGAGTTTTTGAATTTACCCCAATCGATTGCAAATTTTTTATCCAATACACCACCATTCTCTTCTTTAACTAATTCGTTAAGTGCATTGATTGTATAAAGAGTATTAGATTGTTTTTTTCTATGAACCAAAATAGTATTTTCTAATGGTTTACCAGGTTTGTATTCTGTATCTATATTATAGGTAACGAACAACTCCTCTAAATTACCCTTATTTTGAAGAACATAAATATAGTTGTACACTATATGGTATGTTTCTCTTATAAGTTGTAGGGTAGTTTGAAGTTCTTCTTTTGTAGTAAAAGTACAAAGTAACTGAGTTTGCATAAAAATTCCTATCTCTTTATTTATTCTACTATAAATATGATTTCTTTTATGTAAAACTACTATTAATAAATATATGGTAATGTACCTCGAATTAGAGGTGTTTATTTAGATGCAAAACACTTTTTCATATCATCAGACCATTGATATACAGTTTGAAGTTTACCAGTTTTACCAGTTTTGGTTCTCATTACCTTTTGACCAACTTCTATTCTTTTCTCATTACCTTTATCATCAATAGTTATAGCATATACCATTCTCTTACCACCAGTAGTTTTTCCTTTTTGTGAACCACTAACTCCTACTTGTTCTTCAAGAGCTCCTACTTCAAAACGAGATATAAAATCATCTTTACTTTGAACATTACCTCCCAAACATCCTTTTACGGTTTCACCATCAACTGCAAGTCCTCCATGATTAGTTTCGAACATACCAGGAAATTTATGTACTCCTGTTTGTGAATTAGGGTTTACTGCTTCTAAATGAAATTGTTTAAAAACAGTTGAACCTTCTAAAAATGTTCCTACTCCAACATCTTTACCATTCACCTTTACAGTCTGATTATCTTGTTCATCAATAAAATCTCGTTGTAATTGTAATGTTCTATTTCTAATATCTTCTAATTGAGAAAATATATCAGGTGC